GGTGCTAATGACCTCATCGTCGCTGGTTATGCCAGTGTGGAAGTTGTAGACAAGCAAGGCGACGTAATAACAAAGGAGGCATTGAAACACGCATTTCGGAAATTCATGGAAAATCCGTCATATCGTAATGTTCAATTAGCCCACAGTAATATACAAATTGGAGACGTTGTACCGAATTATACAGATAACGAAGGGAGGTTGTGGAAAAGCGAAGTCGATGATGTCGGAATGTTTGTAGTTGTAAAATTACGAGACGACATCGAGAAAGCAAAAGAGGTCTCAGCAGAGATTAGAAAAGGCGTTCTCAGAGGTTTCAGTATAGGTGGTCAAGCGTTCAAAAGAGTCAGAAAATCTGACGCAAAACGTGGCGATTACCAAGAAATAAGTAAACTGGAATTACATGAGATAACCATTTGTGAAAAAGGCATTAACCCCGAAGCAACATTTAGTATATTAAAAGAAGATAAAAACACGGAAGTGAACAATATGACAACAGCAGAAAACGATGATGATATGATGAAACAAATGAGTGACGTATTGAGTCGCTTAGAAGGTCGACTGGACAATATGGAGAAAGGTGAAAAACCTGCTTTCCTAGAAGAGAAAGACGATAAAGATTCAGATAAGAAAGATGACAAAAAGAAAGAAGATGTAGCGGAAGTAGAAAAATCAGAGTATTCTGATGTAATTACTTCTGATTACCTTAACTGGATGGAAGACACTCTAAAGAGTGCTGGAGTGAATACTGCTGAGGCACGTACTCACTTCGACGACTTAGAGAAAGCAAATCTTGGCTCAACACCTGAGGAATTAGATGCTAACGCTCTACAACTAACAGGTCAAGTAAAAGGTCGAGTACAAGAAGGTGGAAACCCAACAACTGGCGCTCTAGGTAAAACTACTGGTGCAGTAAAGAAATCAGATTTTATTAATCCAGCAACACTTAAGGATTCAGACATCGAGTCTGCATATGAAGTATACAAAGCAGCAGCAATGGAACAAGAGTTCCGTGGCTCTCTAGAATCCAATTTCGCATCTAGATTCGCAACAGAGCGTACAAACGAAATCGCAAAAGCAGAAGCAGCAGCATATGATGCTCGTGGACCACTAGACGATATCACAAAAGCAATCAGTGCACTTTCAGAGCGCATTGAATCAATCAGTACTCCAGCAGCATCAGGAGAAATAATCGCTAAATCGGCAGATATTGCATCAATTGTAGTACCTTCGACGGAGGATATGGCAAAGATGTCATGGGATGAAGTACATCACCTAGCATCTAAAGCCTTCACCCCGGAGTGAATAAGTTAGAAATATGAAAGGAAATATAAGGAGTGAATAAATATGGCAAGAGATTACGTACGAACAATAACAGATATGGAAAGATACTACTATGGTGCAGGTAACGCAATGGGTTACTCATACACTGGTAGTGAATTACTCAAGGCTGACAGCCCTATGCTGTCCACAACAGGCGGAACATACCAAGCAATCTACGGTCGCAAAGTATGGTCACAATTAAATCAAGAATTTAACGCCTTCTCAATACTACCAAAGAAACCATGGGATAGAAGCGGATGGCGCGTTATCACTGGAAGGCCAAATTCCGGTGTTGTACACGGTGGAGTTGCAGAGAACGCAACATTACCTGAAACTGTAAAACCTACCTTCCAGCACATTGCTGCAAAACCAAAGACAATCGCACACACGTTCGATATGTCTGAAACAGCAATCTTCCTTGCAGATAAGGATGATGGAATGGGAGATATTCGTTCAGTACTCAAAGAAGAAATGGGTAAGCACCACGCAGAAATGGTCAACAAAATGCTTCTAGTAGATGCAGACGATGTAGCAGGTAACAACTTTGAATCATTAGATAGAATCACAGCAAGCGATGCTACTATGGGTCAAGACGCAAACTGGGTTACTGCTGCGGCAGATTTAGATATCTACTCAATCGACCGAAGTGCTAACTCATGGTCAGATGCAGAAACTAACCTTGGTGTTGCTGGAGCAGATAGAGTTCTATCTCTAGACCAAATCGATGACTTGTTCCAAAAGTTATGGGTTCGTGGTGGAAATCCAAAAGTTATGCTAACTGGATATGATACATTGATGAGACTACAACAACTTCTACAATCACAACAGAGATTCATGGAAGAGAAGAGAGTAACACCAACTTACAACGGTGTAAAGGGTGTACCCGGTATGGAAGCAGGTTTCATAGTTGCAACATATAACGGTATACCAATCATACCAACAAAGGATATGGATGATGATGGTAACCTATCAAAAATCTACTACCTAGATACTGATTACCTACACTTTAGCACAGCAATACCAACTCAATACTTTGAGTCCGGTATCGAGACTGGTGACCCATTCGCAATAAACAGACTAGGCCAAGAAGGACTATACCGAACCATGGGTGAAGTATGGACAACTTTCTTCGGTGCGCAAGGGAGCATTCGTAACCTTAAGTAAGGTTTTTGCGGGAAATTAAACGGAGGAAAAAGATATGGCAGATACATTAACATTAGGCGGAACAGCGACAGCGACATTAGTAGGTGCATGGGAACTCAGAGCGGGTTCTCACAGCACTACTGAGTGGTTAGATGGAGCAGCAGACGTTGCTTACCCCGGAAACTTAGGAGGATTTGTAGCAACAAACTCTGACGGAGCAAACGGATATGACCCAGCACCAAAGATGGCATTAATTAACGTAACAGGTGGAGCAAATGGTGAAACAATCATTCTCTCCGGTGGAGCATCAGCAATCCTGAGCGTTATGGCGACCGATGGTGGTGCAGCAGCAGTAGCAGTTGGAGCATCCTTTACAGGACTAACAGCAACCTTGCGATACCTAAGTGGTTCAGCAAACGTTACAACAGTAATGGTACTATACAACTGAGGTGGTTTAACTGCCAACAGTAACATATACTGGACCTTACTACAAAAAGAAATCTCCTGACTCAAAAGTCAGGGATTTCCAACGTGGTGAATCTAGGCAAGTCAGTCAGGCTTGGGTAGACCAGTTTAGACGTAAGATGGGTGACGGTATGCGCATCGAAGGTGATGAAGCACTACACTCAGATGCATTAAATGATGGAATACCGGATTCAGGATGGCGTAAAGCACAGATTGAAACTTGGTTGAATACATATGGTGTAACAGTACCCGGTGGATACAAAACAAAGTCCTCTTTACTCTCAATAGTAGATACGGTTTTAAGCCCGGCTGCTGAGGAAGAGATAGAACCTGAACCACTCGTGGAAGAAACTGTTGATGAAATAATTCAAGAAGCAGTGGAAGAAGCATCGGTAATAGGAACATCAGAACAAGAAATTTAAGGAAGTGAAAAAAAATGGCATTTAGCAGTACAGAAGATAATAGAACGCACGTATTAGGCGACCTAATGATGGTTACCGGAGATTGGAACGCAGCAAGCGTAGCAACAGGCACAATAGTAACGGGTCTTTCAGAAATACTTGCTTGTGGAGTAATGGGCGACACCTTCGGTGACATTACAGGTGGTGGAGTTGATGGAGCATTTGCTCTTGTCGCAGACGCCGCACCCGGTTCTTTAGTAGTCGATTGCGTCAGTGGAAACACTGGCTCTTGGTGGGCACTAGGAAAGCGCTGATTTGGCGGTGACCTAGATGGTTAAAGCAATACAAGTGATTGGACCTTACAGCCCTAAAGCATTCGCAGGGGCAGGTAATGACGGTGCGTTAAGCACTGCTATGACTACTGACATTGAAGCATTAACTGGTTATGCTAGTACAAAGATAATTTCAGTAGAGCCGATTACAGTATTGGGTAATATATTCTTAGTAATATATCAGAAAGCATGATAGAAGGTGGTGTGAGTGAATGTCAGGATTCGAGTTACAAACGCTTGATATCGACGACATAAGCAGAGCACAGAAACAAAACGTACGCTCAGATATTCATTATGATGCAGGTACTGTGCAAAACACAGACGCTCCGTTGAAGGGTATCACTAGGAAACAGAGAGCAAGAAACTCAGAAATCGCTGATGTATTAGATATAGGTGCAGGTACACGTTGTGTACATTGTGGATTACTCCATTTCATGTGGAGGGCTACTTGTGGTGCTTGCGACAAACCTATGGACTATAATCTCGGTACACGTAATGAGGAGGCGAGACTTTAATGCCACAAGTGTTTAGTCCGGGTGAAGGAGAAACAAGACCTCTTGACCCAACATCAGTCGTATATACCACAGCACAGAAAGTTGCTGATTTGTTAGATATAGGTCCACAAGAAGCGATAACTACATCTTACGATAGCGATGTTGATGGTATATATGTTACAGGCGCGGAATATAGAAACATTGGATTCTCAGTAGGAGACACGATATTAGTTTATTCAGATGCAGACCCATTAGGTTTCGAGCGTACAATCACTGCTATATCTACTTCAATCAATGGTGTAAAATTAGCATTCAGCGGTAACATAACTGCTGCTGATTATCAGACTGTTGATAACACATATGTTCAGAATCAAGCATCTTTCTCTAATGGTAGAACAAGAGGTATTACTAAGAGTAAAGTTGAGAGTATCATACTTCGTATGCAAGACCACATAGATAACAAAACTCACAATGCTTGGAGACCGTATTTGGTGCAAGCAGAATATATTAACTTCGATACTTACAAACCATATCGTCGTAGGTATTACACAGATTATGTCGGTACAGCCCCTTTATTATTTAGAAATGTGCAACAAATACTACGCCTTGAACTATGGCAAGGGGATGATTATAGAGAAATCGCTTCTGCTGAGGCTAGAATTAAATTACCTGATAATGTTCGTGCTTTGAGTGGGTCAATAGTTCTCTCACCCGGTAATGGTAGTGCAGCGTTACTTACAATCGGCACTGGTACTACAAATTGGCGTGCTGATTTTGATAAGACTACATCTGCTCAAAATCTTGCAGACTTAATCAATAAAGAAGATAGGGTTGGGAAGACTGATGTTACATTCTCTCCTAACTTTACATTAGAAGGGAGTACATCTAATGTTGCTATACACAATGAGTTTATCGCATCTGCTAATTCTGATTACGGAACTGGTAGATTAAAAATAACTAGTATGAGACAAACCGCTGCTGGAGAATCTTGTTCTATCGTAACTACTAATTCTGATATAGAGATTTCTCAGACACAGGCTAGTTATGCTAATTTTGCTAGTTTGAATAGTACTACAATTACAGTAGATAGTACTGCTAGATTTGCTGATGCTGGTGTAGTGGTAGATGCTAGTGGTGATGTATTTAGATATACAGGGAAAACAGATACAACTTTCACTGGCTGTGAAATAGTTGTAGGTTCTGCATTGTCTAGTATCGGTGGACAACTAACTCAACATATACTACAAGTCGATTTGCATGGTGGTAGTTCTAGTGGAGACCAAGGTAGATTGCGTGATTGGTGGATAGACTCTGAAATGGGTATTATTTACTTCAATAACTCTTATCCATTCTTTGAGTGGAATGCTATTAAGACATCATATATCTATGGTGAAAGATACGTAGACAAAGCGATAGAGGATATTTGTACTAAGATGGTGGCTATTGATTTACTAATGAGTGATGACCGAAGTGTACTGATACCTGAGGGTACACAAAACGTTGACCTAGCATCTAAAATACAATTATATCGAGCAGATATAGATAGAACATTCCCACGTTACATAGAGGTGGTAACCTTTGAGTGATACAGAAAAAATAGTTTACGATGAGTGGAAGAAAACTATATCTTTAGAATTAAGTAAAAAAGAATACCAAGCAGATTTGCAGAAGGCTATTACAGAAGGTCCATCTGAATACAGAGAATCAGTTGAGCGTTCAGAAAGAGAAAGAGAAGCAGAAGAAATGAGTGTAGAACAACAAACTGCTCTAAAAGATACAGTCAATAGACGAATGATGACAGAATCCCCCGGTCTTATGGAACATAAACTCAAGAATGATGGTGGTAAATTAGTGCCTGATTTCGATGCTCATGAGCGTGAAAAGCGTAAGAAGGAGTTTGCAAAATGGTAGCAACGTTCGATGAAGGTATAGATGTTGTACTCAATGTTCTAAAGGACAATTGGAATAGAACTAATACTAATAACTTCAAACCCGTTATTATTGATATAGCAGACGTTTCACCGGAACGTGGAAAGAGGCTTGACCTTGATAGAACGGATTATATCATGGTTTTTGAAACAGCACATAACGAAGAGTTACCTGAAATGCTGTACGATTTTGTCACTACACGTATCAACATTACAGTAGATATGCGTACTACAAGAAGTAGAGACCAATTGAAAAAGATGGAAAATGAATTAAGAAGATGCATACATCTTAAAAGAAAAGGTGATGGTGTGAACTTTGATAGGCTTGTGTACAAAACACGTACCGATTTATCAGATAGAAGTAAAAAACTGTTCAGAATGACCTTTCAGATAGAAGTTGTTATCTTTGCAGAGTTAATCCCATGAGGTGAGAGAGAGCCATGCCGTCGACAGTATACAAGGGTGATTTGTCCGAGATAACCTTCGGACACGAAACAGGAGTGAGATTAGAGCATGATTATGCAGCAGGTACATCTTTTACAGATGCTACTTGTGATTACAATAATGCTGTAACAATAACAAACGATGCTAATGCTGCAATAGTAACTGGATTACGAGTGACTGGTACAGGTATTCCAACTGACGCTTATGTTGCCTCAATAGTAAGTTCTAATGCTGCCGGAGCAACGACTTCATTTACTTTATCTGTTGCTACTACTGGTGGTGCTGTAACTAACGGTACACTAACCTTTGACCCCGATTTCAAGTTTATCGCTGGTGGTGGAGATAAAGATACAGTAAGTGATACTAGTGTAATTTCTTTTAGAGGTGGTCAAGCGGATACTCCTGTATTTGAAGGCATTCTTGAATACCCTAATGGTATGTTAGTCGGCAGTAAAGTAATATTTACAATAGCAAGTGGCAGTCCTGAATGGGATACGCAAGACGACTATGCGGTATCGGGTAGGATGTTTACTATAATTAAACAAGAAGTTGCTACAAGTGGTGATAACAACGGATGTACCGAAATTACTATTACACCCGCTTTGAAAACAGACCATAGTTCAGTAGACAAAGATTCTAAGGCTAATGATGTAATGACTATCTTACCTTTTACGACACCTGCGATGGATGTAGGTATGCAACACGCTGATGCAGCAAACGCATCTGCTGAGAGCGTATTGACTGACCAATTCGTTGGACTGGTAAGCACTGTCGCACTTCCTGAGACTAAAGTAGACCTCAAGAGATACCATGTTGTTGGGCTTGGTAGAGATATAGCGGTTCAAGTGCCGGGCAGATTTACTAACGTTGGTGGCTCATTTGAGTGTAACATACACAATGGCCGATGGTTCTATTATTGTCTAGGGCACGAAGTTGTAAGTGCACCGGAAGTTAGGCAAGACGGTCATACTAATGATACATTTTCTTTATCCTCTGCTGTTTATTCAGGAGATTCTTACATAGCATT